CCGCCACACCATCCAGAAACAATCGTGTAGTGCCACCCGACCGCGTGACCGCGATGTGATAGTTGGTATTTGCGGCAAGAGCCCCGCCGGTGATGGTCCCCGCCGGACTGACGAACTTCAGATTTGTCCCATCGTAGGAAATTACAAAGCTGCCGGTGCCGCCGTCATAGAACGTCTGAGCGGTACCGGTGGCCGAGAGTCTGGCGCGGAAGTCGATGGTGAAATTGACGGTGCCAAAGATAGCAGCGGATGTTTCGACATCTATGTAATCGCCGGCGGCCGCGAGCTTCAAGGCGCTGCTGGAAAACACCAGTTGCGAGGTGTCTATCTGCGCTGCGCCGTGGGTGGTGACGGTCTTATTCTTCCCGCCGCTATCGACAATCGTGGTTGAGGCATTGGCACCGTCGAAGTGCAGCAGCAACTCGTATGGCGTGCCGTCCTGCGTTGCGAGATTTGCTCGCCATTCGACCTTGCCACTGGGGAAGGCCGGGGTATCCGCAGCCTCGGTAACAACGAGGGTGCCGGCGAAGATAGGCGTCCAGGTGAGGACGATGACGCCTTGGGCACCTTGACCACCGACGCCAGTTGAGCGGCCTCCGCCGCCGCCACCACCACCGTAGTTTCCGCCTGCGCCGCCGGTTCCCGCACTGACATTGGCGCCGCCGCCACCCCCGCCGGAGCCCGCATTTGGTCCGGTCTGGATATTGGTGCCATTACCCCCAACCGCGCCCGCGCCGTTGCCAACTGAGCCGCCGGTGCCACCGCCACTCGCATTTGCATTACCGGCGCCGCCCGCGGTCGGGCCCGTGCCTGCAACGTTGATGCCGTCTCCGCTCCATCCTGCAGCGCCACCACCACCGCCGCCGCCAGCGGCAGAGACGCCGCTACCATTGCCGCCATTCCCGCCGGCGTTCTTGAACGAGCTTGTGGCCGGGTTGGCATAGGCGGCGAGCTTATCGCCACCAACTCCACCGGTTGCCGAGGTCGCGGAGGCAAGGGCTGCGGCGCCCTTGGCGCCGGCCGCTGTACCGCTGTTGGGAAAGCTGGTGCCGGGGGAGGTGAGGGTCCACCAGCTATCGCCGCCGGCCGTGCCGTCCGTTGCCGTAACGCCGCCAACGCGGGCGTAATAGGGATCCGTGCCTGGTGTTGTGATGCTGGCGTTGGTGATACGGGTAAAGGCCCCGCCGCCGCCGCCGCCGCCTGAGGTTGAGGTACCGGACCCATGAGCGCCTCGGGCGCCGGCGCCTATCACCTCGACGGTGTTAGCGGCGTTATTCCAAGTGGCATCCGAGGTGATGGTCTGGGTAGTGCCAGGTGAGGAGGTGATGACGGTTGAGGCCAACACCGGGAACGCTTTGACATCCGCCTCATTGAACTTGCGGACGTACAGATACCAACGATTTTCGTGGCCGTGGTCTACTCGATATTGAACGTGAGCAACGCCTACGTCGAACTCAGGAAGTCGCGTCCAATTGACTGGATGCGCAATCCGTCGCTGCCCGTTCCATTCTGGCGGAAGCCACGAATTGCGCATTGCTTATGGAGAGTGGGTAATCGTGTTGGTGCCGGTGATTGAGACGGTCTGCCCTGACGTGATGCTGGTGCTGTTGAGGATGATATCGCTTGCCGAGGTGCCAACGGTCAAGCCGGTGATAATGATGGCGGCGGCGCTGCTCTTGAAACGCGCTACCGCAGCCGTGCCGGTATTGCTCGCAGTGGCGGTAAGTGGCGTGCCAGGAGGCCCTGCCAAGGTGAGCACGCCGCCGGATTCGGTGAAACTCGGCTTCTGGATAGTGATGGTTGCCAGAATGGAGGCATACGCCGCCGTGGCAATCTCCAATGTTCCAGCAGTGCCAGCATCAAGGGCGGTAACAACCGCCGTCATCCGAGAACTTTTAACGCTTGTGAGATAGTTGACGGCCACGTCAATCTCCTTTGTTTGGTACGCATTCGATGCACAGCAAGCGGCTGTCTATCCAATGCAGGTTTTCGCGCTCGGTTTTCTTGCCGCACTCGTGACAACGCCAGGAGACCTCCCCAAAGAACTTGGGAAGGTCCTGTTTTTCCGCCATGGCCATGGTTAATTCATTCGTCCGTTGACGCGCTTTTGCGAGCCGACGACTTTGCCGGTACGCGGGTCGCGCACAATCTCGGTCGGCGCCGCCATGTGGTCCGCCATTTGCTGCATGGCCTGCGCGAACTGCTGCATCATCTGCGCGTTCTGCTGCATGATTTGCATCAAGGCAGCCTGATTGGCGTCGTCACGTTTGCTGGGCATGGGAGTCACATTATCCAGTTGTGCGAGGGCCATTTCCATGGCGCTCGAGTCGGCTTTGATGGGATTTCCGTTTTCGTCCTGGCCTTGCGGCGTTGAAAACTTTGCAATGACCTCAGCGCGCTTCATGGCGAGGTTCATGGCAAATTCCTGGGTCTTGAGGTCGCTTTCCAGGTTGAAGCGTTGCTGTGCGAGGTCGCTTTCGGTCTGTGCTTTGCGCTGCTGCACGGCCACATCGGCCTGGGCCTGCACCAATTCCTTCTGTGCCTTCTGCTCGGCCTGTCGTTGGTCGAGTTGAGCGCGGTTATTGTCGCCCTGCATCTTGCCGTTGATTTCCATCTGCTTCATTTGCGTCTCGGCTTGCAGTTTTTGCTGTCCGAGCTGCATGTCGGCCTGGATTTTCATCACCTCGGGCGGCGGCGGCGCTTGTTTTTGCTGCTGCGCCTGCTGCTGGGCCATTTGCATGACATCTTGCTGGGTAATCTCGGGAAAGAACTGCTCCGGGCTCTTGAGCCCCGCAATTTCCCCCATTTTCCGGTAGGTGGTGAACAAATGACTGACATTGCATATCGGGTTGAAGGGGCTCTGCAAGCCTTGGATGGACAATTCCTGCTTTTGTGCAATTCCACCCAGCGTAGCCAGGTCTCTGTCTCTGCTTCCTGACCCCAGACCAATATTGATGGTCACATGCATGTCGGCATTCCAGCCGCGCGGGTCCATCGGGATGAAATTGCCGTTGACCTTTATCTGTTTTACGGCCTTCTGATTTTCCACGAACAGTTTAAGGAGTCTTCCGAAGAGTTCTTTCAGCCCACCGCACTCCGCAATGTTGCGGGCGTAGGTTTCGACCTTGGAATAGGATGACGTTTGCGTCTGATTGACCGCCGCCGCGGTCTGGTACTGCAGCGCATCGGTGTCCATCGCCAAGGTAGAGCGCGACACGCCGGTGCGCTTTTCCATGATTTGGTCGAAGTAGGTCAGCGTCCCCATGATTTTGTCGGCCTGGAACGGAATCACCAGCGGCAGGATGGCTTCCGCCGGGTTGCCGTTGGTGATGACCACGCCACCAATTTCGGGATTGGTGAGCGCGTCCATGTTGGCGACGACGCTGGCATTGACCGCAATCTGCTGCTGATTGAGCAGGTAGATGTTGTCCAGCAACTGGCGTTCCAGGACCGTCTTCACCCGCTGGATGTCGCCGACATCATCGTACAGCGAGCGACCGCGATACCGGTGCGGCATCGGGTTGGCAGTCACGCTGTCGTAGGGATGGTCGCCGACCTCCTCGTTGGAAAGGATGGCATCCTCGCCATGGTTGGGGCCGAAGCAGACTTGCCGCCACTCGGAGACGCCATCGCCATCAAAGTCGATGTTGATGTAGCACTCGACGATTTCGACCTCCTCGCTGGCCTTGTCGGTGAAGGTCTCCCGAAATGACCAATATCTCTGGTCGCGCGCTTGCTTCTCTCTTCCATATTCACCTGACGCGCTCGTCCATGCCGGCATTTCGTCTATTGTCTCGGCCTTCTTGGGCCATTTCAGCTTGGCCTCGCTTCGCGTCATTCGCGACACGTCGCCAAAGAAGCGGCCGCCGCCATCGCGCAGCTTTGTCGCGTTGGGATCAATGAGGAAGTCTTCCGGCGGGATATTCTTGCACTTGAGTTGCCCGCTCTTGATACAACGCTTGATTTTCACGTCGTAGAGCATCGGCGGCCCCATCGGGACCATCATAGGCGGCGGCATTTCTCCCGGCATCGGTTGATTCGGGTCGCCCATTCCAGGAGGCGGCGGCGGTCCCGGCATGCCAGGCAGTCCAGGTCCGGGAGGTCCAGGCGGCATTCCAGGAGGTCCACCGGGCGGCATTCCAGGAGGAGGAGGTCCACCAGGACCGGGCATATAAGCCATCAGGTATATCCCTCGCCTTCTGCCTTGCCTTCACCCTCACCCTCTTCGTCATCCAGCGTCGGCGGCTCACCTTCCTCTGCCAATTCTGGATGACCCTCGGGATATTCCGTCACCTCCAGCACCTCATCCAAGTCCGGCTCGGACAAGAGCGCCTGATATTCCATCTCATTCAAGCCTCGCACCGTCTCCACCTTGTATTCCTTGGCGTGCTCGAACCAGGATTTGACGGGCCCGTTGCCATGCAACAGGCTGTCGTGCATGGCGTGATGCAAAATTCGGTATCCCTCACACTCATTCTGGAACAGGTGGTTGATGCACATTGTCGCCTGCTTGGCGCCAATCTCATCTTCCTGGCTGACTGGCTCATAGATTGCAGTCGTGGCGGAAGCGGTGAAGATGCGCAGCAACGCCGGCAATATCCATTCCAGCGCGTCCGCTACATCATGCGAGACGACCTGGGAGCGGCCTTCCTGAGTCGGGATATCGCACTCGCCGTCGTAGAACTTGATGGCCCATTCGCGTGAGAGTTCTAAGTCGGAGCGGTCGAAGGAGCGCGCATCGGTCACCCAGCCGTCAAGGATGGCGCTCAATTCCCCGTCCGACATTTTTTTGGCCATGCTCTATCCTTGAAGACGCCTGTAAACAGGCTTTTGTTAATAAATCCATTTCTTGTCGCGTTTTGGCCCTGCCGCCTTGCGGCCTTCCGGGTCCTGCAGGCCTATCGCCAAATATCTGAATGCGTCGCTCGGGTCACTCGCCCAATCATGGTAGGGCTTCTCGTAGAAGACCTTGCGCACGTCATCCCAGTCGCGCCGGTACTGCCGCAGCGCCTTGATGCCGTCCGCGCATTTCTCTCTATCGAACCAGCAGCGCGGGAATATCTTGCGCACCGCGTTGATGCCCTCATCAACGTTGAGCTTCGGGACGACGATGATGTTCTGCATACCCAGGCCCCGCAGCGTTGCCACGCGCGTCTTGCCGCTGCCCAGCTCTTTGACCTCCACGTCGTGCGGGAGGTAGTGTCGGCCGTAGATGTAGCCGCCGATATTCGAAGGGCTCGCCGCCTTCCCTTGCAACTCAGTCACATAATGGTCCAGCGCATGCCCGGTCGCAAAGTAGAAGTCGATAATCCGAATCTCGAAGCCCTGCTGCTGATAAAACCAAATGGCTGTAGCGTCGGAGTGGCCAAGGTCCCATGCCGTATGAACCTGCAGGGTCCTATCGTAGACATTCTTCGTCAGGCGGTTCTCATTTTCGGCCGCCTCCAGCTCGTGCCCGTAATAGGCCCCCATGATAGCCGCTTGGAACGAGCACTCGAACTCCTGAGCGTATTGCTCCGGCGACATCCCGGAGCGCTTGGCAGATTCCAATTCCTCTTGTGGCAATATCCCAGTCTCAGACGCCTTAAGGCACAGATAAAACCAGTCCGGGGAGGCGAGGGCGCCTTCAAACCCACCCTTAACGCCATAGACCAGGTCATAGAAATCGTTTTGCCCCTTGGGGGTGCCAATCCAAAACGCCCAGCCTTGGCGGTCGGACAAGGCCGGCCTTATGACTTCCGAGAACACCCGCGGCGACATATCCGCCGCTTCATCCAATATAACCCCGTCAAGATACATTCCGCGTAGTGCGTCAGGATTGTCGGCCCCGAACAGCCGCACTTGGCCGCCACCAGGCAGGTCCAATCGCAACTCGCTCTCTGACGCCACCGCTCCCGGTATTCGTAATCCGTATTGCTTGACATAATCCCAAGCTACCGTTTTTGCCTGTTTATATAATGGAGCAATGTACGCGAATCTTGGCCTGGGCTTCTCACACCTGATGGCGCTGTCAATCAGGTCCATCACGCACGCGACGGTCTTGCCGGCGCGCCTATGCGCGACAATCACGCCCCAGCGTTGGGTTCTGGCGTGGAAGGCTTCGAATTGGGGACGGGCAATGTAGCCGAGGTCGAGTTCGTCAAGCGCGGGCTCTCTGTCCAGAACCCCGGCATCACTCACTTATGAGCAGGCTCAAATAGCGGGGCCATCTTGGTAGCCACGGGAATCTCTTCCCCACCCGGCGGCGGCACCAACTCCACCGGCGGCTCCGGGCTTGACGCCACCGTCACAATCAGGGAAGAGGCTTCCCGCAGAAGCTGTCCTGCCCTGTGCGCAATCGGCAGATTATGGTCGGAGGCTTCCACCAGGTAGTCGGCCAAGGGCTGCACCATCGCGTCAACTTCAGCCTGTACTTCTTCCGGTGTCTTGCGCGCCTCGCCTTCCCGTGCAGTTGCTTTAGCCATGGTTTCCTCCTCTGAAGCTTCTGCCTGTTCGCGATAATATTTGGCCATCGCTGCCCATTCCGCGGAACAATTATTGCTCCACGACATGAGGCTCGCATACATGGCCATCTCTTGGTAGGTCATCGTCTACGCGGGTTGCTTTTCCTTCTTCTCCTGATGTGCCTTTGCAGCCGCTTCTGCTTTCTTCGCGTCAGCGCGCTTCTCATCATCCTCCTTCGGCACCTCGTACAACTCAATCTGCGCCGCAATCGCCTCTACTTCAGCAAGGAGTTGCAGGCATCGCAGGCTCAGCGCGCGCACGGTGACCTCAGTCGGTGACGGCAGGCTGGGGTCGGCCGGGGTGTGCTTCTTCATGATGCCCTCCACATGCTCCCGGATGGACTTGCCCATCTCGGTCGTCTTCTCAGGAGCCTCTTTCATCGTAATCGCCGGCTGCCCAATGTTGGGGGCCTCCTTCTTGTGCTCCGGGGCCTTCGCTCCCGTATGGGTCACTGGCCCAGTCTTCGGAGCCTCGTGCTTAACCTGCTCATTCGCCATCGCCCGTTTCCTCTCTCTTGTCGCCGTACTCGATTTCGTTGGCTTGCTTGATGAACGCTTTGACTTTTTTGAAGTGGTCTTTCGGGGTGGAATACTCTTCGCCTTCGGCGACAATTTCGGCGGCTTCGCTGGCTTGGTCTTTTTCCTTGTCCGCGCTGCTCGCCTGATCATCCGTATCTCCAACCATCCGCTTCCCCGCCTTGCACCACCCACATTTGCCGCCCCACTGCATCGGCTTCCCACACTCGGTACACGTAATCAAAATCATCACTTCTTTCCCGTAAACTTGAAGGCCGCCAGCCCCGCCGTCGCCGCCGCAGGCTTCCCCCACAACTTC